TTTCATCATCAATTAATTGCTGTAAATGCCCTTTAACAGTTCCTTGCGATATCTCACTACTACTTTCATTCGTCCAAACCATTCTAGTAATAGTAAATGATTTTGTAAAAAATCTTTGTATTCCCATCTTAAAAAATTATTTTCTTATAACTATCTAATATTACTTGAGCTTTTTGAAAATCTGCTAATTCATTTTCGTTATTAAACGCTACTGAATATTCACCAATTCTCTCTGATTTAACACCAGCTACATTTCCTTGTTGTCCCATATTATAAATGCTTGCTGTTAAGAATGTTGCCACCCAAGAGATGTCTTCTGGTACTGTTACACTAAATCCCCATTTAGCTGTTATTCTTTGATTCTGTAAACCTACTGTAAATAACATGCTTCTTGCCCATAGTGACGTGATTGGTACGCTATCAGCACTATTATTAGCTGGTAAAGTGTAATATCTATTAGATCCTGAAGCTTCAATTTCAGTGAATGAATCTCCGTAAAAATTACTTCCGATTTCTACTTTTTCTATTTCTACACAATCATCAATTAGTAATGTATTATTTCCACTTCCTCCAAATAGTCTTGCAGAAGCAGCCTCATCAGCTATAAAGTTTCTTCCTGTAATTTTATCAATATATGCAACTATTGCATTAATATAATCATCTAAACTTCCACTTGATACAGATATTCCTAGAAAAGCTTCAACTTTAGCTTCTGTTGTGTATTCTTTTGTTACTGCCATATTTATTTATGTAAATATTTAGTTATCTGTCCAGTTCTTAGAGTCATTTTCAATTCAAAATCTTTCTCGTCAAGAAGTTCGTTTGTCTTAACAATCTCCCCGTTTTTTCTATTTTTATATACGTATTTATGTGTCATATATTTATATATAGTTTCTTATTTGGAGGGATTAATTTAATCCCCCCTATAAAAAACTACTCGCTAGCCTCCTATAAATTTACTATGCTGAAGCTGCAGCAGTAGTTAGTTTAGTTACAGCAGTTGGAATAATTCTGATATAACCAACTCTCATTGTCCATCTAATAGCTTCTCTATCAGTTGTAATCAAGTTGATGTCACCATCATTGTCAATGTTTCTAACGACACCAGCATCAAATCTCTTAGCTTTAATAGCTCCCTTTGAACCGTAGATACAAGCTTTTTTAAGATCACCAAACAATACGAATGAAGTATCAGCAGCAGTATCAGTACTTGCTGGCATAGCTTCAACCAACACAACTGGATAACCCCAAATAGTAGCTGGACCAGATTGACTTGGTGCTTGATAAATATAAATACCATCATCAGATTTAAGCTTTCTAACAATACTCATGATACTTCTATGCATGTAGTATTTAGAATTAGCTAAAGCTCCTTGAGGAGTAGCATCAACCATAGCGATTAGATCATCAGCATCCATTGAAGCAAATGTTGATCCTGCCATAGTAACCTCATTTAAATCAGTTGCTTTTAATAGACCAGTAAATGATCCATAAGTTGAAGTTCCGTCACCTTTAAAGAAAGCTTCATCAATCTTCTTAGCAATGTTCTCTGCAACTCTTCCAGCGATGAAAGAGAATAGATCAATTTCTTCATCTTCAAGAAGTTCGTTTGTCAATGTAACAATAGCAGCTAATTTCTTAAGTGCTAGAGTCTCTTGACCTAGAACAACCTCAGTTGAAGCAATACCACTTGCTTCGTCTGTCCATGTAACAGTTACATCAGTTACAAGATCATTTGCTTTTAGATCACCCTTAGAAAGAGTAACAGCCATCATTTCTCTTGGAGCTACACCGTACTCAGTAATCAAATGTCTGATTTCAGCTGATAACTCAGAATCAATAACATATCCTGCATATGGAGTACCAGTAGCATCAGTTGTCATTTCTTTAAGCATTGTTGTATCTTGCTTAAATAATGCTTTACATAAAGCTTTTACACTATTATTAAGATGCTCTCTGTTTCCTTTTTGGTCACTTGAGTATGCACCAATTTTCTTTTCCATTAGAGACTTTTGCTCTACAAGATACTTATCAACAGCATCCATAATCTCATTCTTAACTTCTGTCTTATGACCTTTCAAAAGAGATTTAAGTTCTTTTGTTACCTCGTCATCAGCACTAGCTTCATCTGGAAGCGCTAAAACTTTTTCGTATTCTGATTTAACAGCATCTTGTTCTTCTGTTTCAAGTGCTTTAAATTCTACTTCTAACTCTGACTTCTCAGAATCAGAAATAGCACCTTTATTCAAAAAATCTTTAATTTTTACTAAAAAATTCATATTTTTATAATTCTTTTTTGATATTAATTAATTTCCTAAGACTCTTATTTACTAAACGTTTCTTTTCGGCTATTTCGCTCTTTGAGCGAGTTTCGACCTTCTTTTCACTCTCACCGATTAGATTAATTGCTTTATAAATTTTATTATAAGCCTTAGTTTTTTTATTATTTTGTTCTTTAATTACCTTCAATACTCTATCTTTTCTTGTAAAACTTTTTCCGCTACTAATACTTTGAGAATCTGCTGTCCCTGTACCAATCACATTTGATTGTTCTGTTGTCAACCACTTTCTAGCATCATCAGTTGTCCAACCTTCTGCCTTAGGAAAGAATAACATTTGTACTGACTTCTTATTATCTCCGTGAAGAGTAGCAACCATTGCTTCAATCTTTGGTACAGTAGTTTTAATTTTTGTCTTTTTAAAAGATCCATCTTCAAATTCTGCAATATCTCTTATTTTGATTCTGATTTCTTCATTGTTTTCGTCATAATTTTCAAATTCTTTCTTTTTATAAAATATTGTCCTTTGTCGTCTTTTGTTCCTTTTAGTTTCTCCTGTGTTACTTTCATTCTTATTCCGTTTGCTTTTGTTATTATCGCCTTTTTGGGAAGTTCCTTCCCCATCATTTTTCTTAGATTTAGAATTTTTTCTATCATATAGTTTGTCTACGTCAATTCCTTTTGCTTTAGCTTGAACTAAGGCATCTGCATTTGCTGGTACGCTTACAGCACTAACTTCTAGTAATTCACTTTTGATAATATTTTTTTTATCATCAAATTCCTTTGGAATAAATCCAACAGAAAATGCATTAAGAAATCCACCTTTATATAAATCAAATATTATTTTAGCTTTTGGATTTTCATTTACAGCGAAAGTAATCTTTCCTTGTAATTTACCATCTTTAACTTTTACACCACTTGCTTTACCAATAACTTCTGTTGCATCGCCATGATCATGACTATTTAGAATTACTGGATTTTTCTTAAATGCTTTTAAATCAAAGTTCTGCATGACTATATCACCATGCCTATCTTCATTTGCAGATGAGAAAATACCATCTAATGAGGCTTTATTTTCATCTATTTTTTTAATTTCGATTAATGCTTTTAAATATTCATTCATATTTTTATATATATTAAATTTGACAACGACAATTAATTACTTCACCAGCTGGACCATTTGCATCTCTTGGGTATTGAAGTCCATTAGTAAATGGATCATTTATTGCTCTTTCTTCTCCATCTTGATTTGCATGAGAGTCTCGTACTCTAGCATCTCCTACTGTTACCCATATTTTAATAGGCACTTGCGCCTGTTTGTATGCTTCAAATGTTCCTTTAGTCATTGCTCCACCAACTTCAGTTCTGGCTATTGTTGCAGCTCTATTTTTTGTTATTACTGTTCCACCATCTTTATATGTATCTTCGATTCTTTTAATTAATTGATGTCTATTCTCGTCTTCACTCAAGCTTACTTCAAATTCTTTCTTTAATCTAACAAACGTTGTTTTTGTTATCTCTTCAGCAAATACTCTAGTTTTTAAATCGAGAAAGCTTACTATTTCAGAACTAAGAGTAAAATCGAAACTAGAATCTCCTAATAGCTTATATGTATCTTCACCAGCTTCTAATAAAAACTTCTGTAAGAGTGGTAGAAATTCAGCAGTTGCTATCTTTATCTCAAGATCTGGATTAAATACATCATTTTCTAGTCCTTTCTTCCTAAATACTCTTGTCACAGTAGGCTCTAATTGTGAAATTATACGATCTCTTTGAGCTTTAAAGTATGTTTTCAATACCTTCTCCATAATATCCTCATTTCGTATCTCCTTGGCTACTTTCATCTTTCCATATGCTTCTCTGAACTTCTTATCTCTTAATGGATGATTAAATTCTTTTTTTTTAAATGATTTACTTTCTTTATCGTGATTATCTGATTGTGATTGTGTTGTTAATCCGAAAGGCACTAACAATTCATCTCCTCCTTTAATTGGCTCTAAACCAACATTCTCTCTTGCTTCATTTGGAGTCATGTAATAGTTCTGTATTCCATTTTCATTAATCTCTAGTTTTAACTTTACATTCTCTGGTACTGGATCAATATAGCTTAATACTACATCTTCATTTACAAATTGTTCTGATTCATTCAAATTAACTACTAGATTCTCCATTAATGGATCAATAACATCAGCTAAGAACATTCTTCTTGATTCAGCTGCATTATCAAATTTAACACCATCAACAGTAGCAAGCATCACTTTAGGTACTTCTGTCAATATACAGATGTCATTTAAAGTTAATTCTTTACTTTTTAGATATGATAATTCTTCTGGTGATAAACTTACTCTCTTATAATCTGCATCACCACCTAGAAATAGAGGAATACCTGCTTTTTTAGAATCTGAATATTGAGCAATATATGCTTGTTTTGCATCTGTTACTTGCTCTTTTGTTAATCTTTCAGCCTTAAAGTTTATAATTCCGTCAACTTTACCACCATTTCTTAATATATTACTCTGGAAATCAGATAATTGATTATCAATTGTAATTGATCTTACACCTGATTGAATCAAACTAATACCTTCTAATGGACTTAGAGGATTAGCATAATGACTAGAAATTATCTCTTTTGGTGTATATTTAAGAGTACTTCCATTCGGTTGTTTGTATTCATAACCAATTAAAACTCCTAATTTATCAAATTTTTGAGTTACTAAATCAGATCGCAACAATTCCATTTCAGTAATAGTACCAACGTTTCTGATGCTATTATTATCCTTAATTAGTCTAATATATACAGAACCAGTAATATCTTTATACTTTTGATATAGAGACCAAAACTCATTCTTTGATTGATACCTATTAGGTTTATTCAATAAATTTAATAATTTTTGTGAATCAGGAGTATTGAGATCATCTCCTTTCTTATTTTTTGTTGTAAATTCAATCTGCCCTACTTTCTCGGCTCTTTTATTTAAAGCTTTATTTGTATATAAATTTATTTCTGCTTCTTTTAATAGTTGAGTTGTGTTCCATGTTTCAGAATCTTGTCTTAAATTCTGACTTTGGAATAGCCCAATTTCACTATTATTCGATTTTGATATATAATTCTGTATTTTTTTGAAAATATTCATAAAAAAAACCGTCATTAAATTACTAAATAATTTAATGACGGTTATTCCGACAAAGTGTCTGTTTCAACACCAAGAGATCGGTATTGAACTCAACATATAATACGAAAAACATAAAACCACATGCCCACATTCATACTATATACTATTTTTGCACATTTGTAAACCCCTTAATTTAATTTGAACCAATATTAAAGTTATCTTTTGAGATACATTTAACATTAGTAACCTTTCCTCCTTTTAAATTTAGTAAAACTTCAATCTCTCCATATCCATTTTTAGAGTTTTTAATTGATTGTTTGATTATATTAAACCATCGTTTTTCATTTTCATTTTCAATATCCGTTTGAGGAATATCGTTAATTTTGACAAGCATTTGTTTTATATTATTATTTTTTACATAAACTAATTTCTAATAATTCAATATCACCATTCTCTTTCTTAATATAACCAGGCTCAAAATAAAATTTATCATGATCAATACATTCTTTAGGATTTGGTATATTTTCTTTTATTAAAAACTCTTTAATATTAATTATTTCTTTTATCATCTTGTTAATTTTTAAACTATTCCGACAAATGAAGCATTTAGATAAGAATGAACTCCGTATCTAACAGCATCACAAAAGTCGTCATTTATTTTAACTGGCTTATCAATTACTTTTTCATCTTTGACTTGCCATTTATAAGATTTAACCTCTTTTATACCTTCAACTGAATCTGATGTAATATAGAACTCTCTTAACTTAATATCATCAATGCCTTTTAAAACATCCTTTTTAGCTGGATTACACCAATAGTCTCTATTTGCTATTTCATTTATTCTGTCTGGCTCTGCACTATCTGCAAATATTTGACTATTCTTATCTACTCCTAGCTTATCCATTAAGTCAATTATCTGACCATTAGTCTTATATTTCTCATAAATAATCTGCTTACAATATATTCTGTCGTCTTTCATTCTGATCTCAACAAGGACAGTTGGATGATTCCATCCAAAATCTAGTCCATAAAATCTCTCATCATAGTTTTCTGGTAGTTTATCAACATATTGCCAATGAGTATATATACTGGCTTCACTTACACCTTTTTCTCCTAAGCCGTAAATTCTCCAATAATTCTCATCCTTATTTTTATATTGCTCAATCTTATCAATTATCCTTTGTTCTAAAAATGGATTATCGAGATATGTAGATTTAATAAACTTACAATCTTTTCTAGGTAGTATGTCATCGTATATCCAATGAAATTCATCTGATGGGTTATAATCTAAAAACTTCTGTCCGACAGTTCTCATTTCAAGCTGTTTATAATCTTCATGCTTAAACTCGTTAGCTTCGTTTAGCCATAAAAAATCTCTCTTTCTACCTCTTATCTTTTGTGGATCATCAACTCCAATAAACTCATATAAATTACCATTCAGAATATATTCACCCATTGTCTTATTGTAGTTCTGCTTATCGTATATTCCATTGTTTTGCAGTATCTCCAAGAAGTCTCTTAATGCTGTAGCTTTAACGGCTGGTGTAGTTTTACGAGCTATTGTAAATACTTTATTTGTAAATACATGACCAAGGACAACAAATAATTGAGCAATGCTATATGTCTTTGAGCTTCTAGATCCTCCCTGATTTACTATAGTGTCATAATCATTATTAAATGCTTGGTACGACTCCTGAAATATCCTTGTCGATTTCAATTTTATCGTTTTGCTCATTATTTTTTGAAGTTATTATTTCAACTTGTATTTTGTTTAAAGTTTCATCTTCTTTTTGTTTAGGATCATGACCAAATTCATCTTTTCTTTTCTTTCTTAAATATTCAAGAGCAACCATTGGACTTTTTTGAAGTGCTGCAACTACAGTAGTTCTTGCTAATATTACAGGATGATTCTTAAGTTCGTAAAATCTTTCCTTTAAATCTGGAAAACTTTTCATCCAATTATATAGAGTTTGTTTCGTAATCCCAGCGTAAAAAGCAGCTTCTTCAACAGTACAATCTAGCGCAAAAGCTTCTTCTAGTTTTTTTACCGTCTCTGGATCCATTTTAGCTGGTTTTATTACTTCTGTTGTCATTTATTTATATATAATTTCTAAGTCTTCTTTACAGTCTTT